AATAATAGTTATGATTATTCTACTTCAATATCTAAATATACTATGTTAGGTAAAAAAACCTTATTTACTGATATAAGTGATAGTACTACAAGATATGTACTTGATGGTGAAAGTGATTCTAATATTATTGATAATATATATTATAGCAGATTCATTAAGAAATATTGTTTACAGCAATGTGTTTCAATTGTAACAAGAGGATGTGAAGGAAGATATGCTGGTGGTATGATAGAAATAAATTGGCTTAGTACTAGTGGTAAAGAGAAAACAAATTTATTGCTTAAGGGAAAATATCTTATTAAGTCTATAACTCATAGTTTTACTAATGGTACACCACAATATAAAAATAAAATGGTATTAATTAAAAATGCTTATAGTGATATACATCATAAGACACTTGTTAAATCAGTTAAGACTAATATATCAGGTGTTAGGAGTGCATAATGATAAAGAATGAACCACAAGATTATCAGTTAGCAAGACAAAAACTTGAAGGTATATATCGCGGTGTGATTGAAGCAAATGATGACACTTTAAAAGCTGGTAGATGTAGAATAAGAGTTTTTGGCGTCCATACAGCTACTAAAATCAAGACCGATATTGAAGGTATACCTACAGATGACTTACCTTGGGCTGAGCCTGTTATGGGTCTATTAGAGGGGTCTGTGTCGGGATTTGGTTTATGGTCTGTTCCTTTACAGGGATCTCATGTAATGTTATTTTTTGAAAATGGAAATATAATGCAGCCAAGATATTTTGCTACTGTGCCTGGCATACCATCTGTTGCACCAGATATAGAGCAAGGTTTTAATGATCCTGATGGCACATATCCAATATCAGAAATATTAGCACCTCATAAACCAAATGCATTAAATGAGGCTGATGTCCATAAATTAGCAAGAGATGTTACTACAAGTACTATAGTCGAATCTAAAAATGCTGCAAGAGATTTAGCAATATCAAAGGCTGGTGGTGGTACGTGGGACGAACCAGCATCAGGATATAATTCAGTATATCCAAATAACATAGTACTAGCAACACATGGTGGTCTGACTGTAGAAATGGACAATACACCAGATAACAGAAGATTTCATATATATCATCCATCTAATACTTATATAGAAGTTTTTGAAAATGGAGATGTTGTAATTAAGAATAATAATAATAAATATGAGATAGTAACAAATGATAAAAATATTCATATTAAATCAAATGAAAATAAAACAATAGATGGGAACAAGACAAAAAAGATTGGTGGTAATGATACTATAAATATAGCTGGGAATAAGATAAAAGATGTTACAGGCAATGATAATATAACTATAAAGGGTGCTGTAACAAAAAGTGTTACAGGAAGTCATACTGAAACAATTGGTGGTACAATGAATATCACTGTAACAGGAAATTGTACTATAACAGCTCCAACGATTACAGCAACAGGAAATTTTATATCAACAAGTGGTACGTCAGAATTATCAAAACAAGGGCCACAAAAAAAATTAATGAATGAAGATCTTATAGATATATTTAACAATCATACTCATAGTGGTGTTCAAACTGGTACAGATACTACAGGAGCTGTAAATTCAACATCAGCATCATTGACGCAAGCGACAGCAAATTCAACAGCTAGTTAATCTATGCCGTAGGGCTTAAACCCTAACTCAACCATTGATATTAAAGGATATACAATATTATGTTGGGATTAAAGAGAATGTTGTAAGACCTTATATATCAATAGTTTACAAAGATTTTATAAATATTATAGGATATATTATAAGATTTAAGATAATAAATCTTATGCCGTAGGGCTCAAACCCTAACTCAACCATTGATATTAAAGGATGTAAGAAAAAAGGAAAATAAAAAATGCCAGTTTATTCAGATATAGATATTGAATTATCAAGAGCAACAGATGGTGATATAACAAGAGATACGGAATTTGATGCTGTTGAAAATTCATTAAAGAACATAATAACAACAATGCAGGGAAGTAGAAGAATGTTACCAGAATTTGCTGTTAATATATACCAAACTCTTTTTGAACCAATGGATGAGAATACAGCTTATACTATAGGTACTAAAATTCTTGAAGCTATTGAGCAATGGGATGATAGAATTATTATTAGTAATGTAAATATTAATGCTAACTATGATTCAAATCAATATGAGGTAAAAATAGATTATGGTATTAAAGACTTTCCACTTTCAGAAACAAGAACAGTAGATTATATATTAAGACAGGATTAATTATATGAGATTTATCAAATACTTACAAGAAGCATTAACTTTAAAGCAAGTCAAAGAAATCAAACCTGCTATACTGTCTAAAAAATATAAGACATATCTTAATAAAGTCTTTAAAGGTGAAGACAGGATATACCTTGATTTTGATGCTAATAAAGAAGACATTAAACCTCCTAAGGCTATAGATAATTTTATTAAATCTAATAAGTTAAAGATTGTTAATTATAAGAAAGGTATTGTACAGTCGGGTAAAAAAATATTAAGACTTGGTAAAGTGTTGTCTAAAAATAAAGAACAAGATCTATTAAAAGTATTTATTAATGACAAGAGAAGAACTAGTGGTAAGAAAACTGATTTGCTTATAGTTATATCCAGACATCCATATGATTTAGCTGGCATGAGTACTGACCGTGGATGGACAAGTTGTATGGACTTACAAGGTGGTATGTTTCAAAAATATATACATAAAGATATAAAATACGGTACTTTAGTAGCGTATATTATTAATACAAATGATAAAAATATTAATAAGCCTATAGGAAGGATTCTTATAAAACAATTTATAAATATAGATAATGAAAAGGATATGGTACTTTATCCAGAGAAAAAAGTTTATGGATCTGATGTCTCTGGATTTAGAAAAAGAATTATAGCATGGCTTAAGACTTTTCAGAAGTTTAAAGGTACATATGAAATAAATCCTGAATTATATGTTGATACAGGGACAAATGTTATAGGTTTAGGTTATAAAGATAGCTCTGACTTTAAAATAAGGGGATTATATTATCAAAATAATCCAGATGATAAAGATGCTAAAAAAGAATTTATTGATATTATAAGAAAACAATATTATCAAAATCATCCAAATGACCCTGATGCTAAAACAGATAATGATTATGGTATTAAAAAAAGATATTATGATAACCATCCTGAAGATAAAGATGCTAAAACAGATGAATATCAAAGTATAAGAATGGAATATTATAAAAAACATCCTGAAGATAAAGATGCTAAAAAAGATAGTGATAATGATGTAAGAAGGATATATTATGACCATCATCCGAATGATAAAGATGCAATAAAAGACGTTGATAGTGAAATAAGAATAACATATTATAAACATAATCCTAATGATCCTAATGCTAAAATAAATGACAATGTAAATATAAGAAAGGCATATTATTTAAAAAATCAAGATGATAAGGATGCTAAAAAAGATAAAAGTCTTCATATAAGAAGATTTTATTATGACAATCATCCGAATGATAAAGATGCTAAAACAGATGAATATCAAAGTATAAGAATGGAATATTATGAAAATCATCCGAATGATAAAGATGCTATGAAAGATCCTGGTAATATTGTAAGAAAACAATATTATCATAATAATCCTGAAGATAAAAATGCTAAGAAAGATGATAATACTCGCATAAGAGAATTATATTATTATAATCATCCGAATGATAAGGATGCTATGAAAGATGATTGGCATTATATAAGAAAACAATATTATGAAAATCATCCAGAAGAAGAAAAAAAGAAATAAGGAGTACAAATGACTACATTAGTCCCAGGTTATTTAGATATAGATTACAACACATATATACAAAAAATAAAAGAGCAACTTCAAGTTGACCCTGTATTTGCTGATTATAATTATGAAGGTTCTAATATAGCAATTCTTATAGAACTTATGGCATATCTTGCTGATATTAATACATTTCTTTTAAATAAATTAGCAAAAAATATTTATATTGATACTGCTGATACATACGAAACAGTACATATGTTATCACATTTAAGAGGATATAATCCTAGTGGTTATAGATCAGCATCAACTACTGTTACAGTATCTATAGGCGCTTCTGCTGGTGTGTCTATAGGTGATACTATCTTAGTATCACCTTGGAAAACAATAACATGTCCAGATGCTACTGATACAGCAGGTAATGTTATAAAATTTTCTACTACCGCAGAATATACAGAAACAATTCCTTTATCAGCATCATTTCCATATACCATTTCATTATATGCTAGACAAGGTGATGTTACTGAATATACATATACTGGTGATGATATTATTAATTATAAATTGTTTTTACCTAATGAAAATTTTGATTATGATAATGATTTAGATGATCAATCACCTTCAATACAGGTTCAGATAGGTGATGATATATGGGACCGAATATCTGATTTTTATGATAATTTATCAGGTCTTTATACAGAAGATGATGTTTTTATGTTCAAATATGATAAATATGAAAAATATTTAATAGAATTTTCATCATTAAGAAATTATCCTGCTTCTACTGAAGATATTACAGTAACAGTATTAAAATCTTTAGGCGCTGCCGGTACTGTAGGTGCGGATAATATTACTTTACCGGAAACCAATTTTTTATATAATCAAACTACTTCAGCATGGTCTTCTAATGATTATTTAACAGTAACTAATACAGATGCTACAGTAAGTTCGGCTGATCCAGAAACAATAACAGAGATTGTAAATGCTTCAACAGGTGTTATGCATTCACAATATAGAAATGTTACAGCAAAAGATTATATATCTCATTTAGAATCAAGATCTGATGTAGATGTTGCTAACGTATGGGGTGAGCAAGAAGTAGCTCCATCTGGGAGTGTAACTGATTATAATAAAGTTTATGTATCTGTTATACCTAATGAATGGGGAACAAGTACTATAGAAACATCAGCAGCAAGTGCTGGTATAGAAGAACCTTATGAATGGTCTGAAACATATCAAGATCTTCTTTCAGTATATCTTGAACCAAGAAAAATGCTAAGTGCTTATGAAGCTTATGAATTACCTGAATTGATTTATTTTAAAATTGATATGGGTATTAAAATTAAAAGAACGTATACATTTGCTAATGTATCTAATGATGTTAAAAATAAATTAACATACTTTTTTAGTACTACAAATAGAAGCTTTAATGAAACTATATCATTTATAGATATAATAGAATTCATAACAGATACTATTATTGAATCAACAACAGATGATTTTGATCAAACAAAGGGAATACAAACTCTTATAATAAGAAATATTGATGTTCTTAATGCTACAGTATATGAACCTAACACTATAGGTAATGATCCTCAATTTACTGTAGCATCATCAACATATACAGGTGAAAATAAGTTAAGAAAAATAACACTAGGTAGTAATCAATATCCTGCAATATCTATAGATGATTGTGTATTTACAGAGGAAACATAATGAGTAAATTTATTGATATACCATATTTTATAATGGAAGATTTTATAGATGTTATTAAACCATATGAATATGATTACCCAACAACAGGCCATCTTACAGGTCCTAAAACTGGAATAACAGCAAAGTATGGTTTTGGTCTTGATTTATGGATTAAAGATAAACAAGATGATAATATACCTGCAGCTACTAATAAATATGGTTATTATAAAATTAGAGGAATACCTATAAGTGGTACACCAACAGATAACATTTATCAATTTCATCTTGAAACTACTAATTATAGACCATCAATATTAACTGTAGATGAATTAGCATTATATGCTGGATATGATGTTTATTTTATAAAAAAAGAGCATCAAATTCGTGAATTTATTAATAATACATCTGAATATGAAGATTATGTTAATATTAATAAGATATTTTTATATTTTGGTAAATTATATCCTTTAAGCGATGGAAGTGGTAAATTTAATATAGTATGTAATAATTTTAATAATAATGCTTTAAAAGCTCTTCCTATAGGTAATAGAACAACTAATCTTAAACAATTATTTAGCTTATTTTTTGATAAGATATATAGTAAATGTTATAATTTGTCAAAAAATACATGGTCTATGGTTGATCCAGATGAAGTTCCTGAAAAATATCTTGAATATATTTATGATATTTATGATATGAATTATTTAAGTGATTTGGATATTTTAGATAGAAGATCATATGCTGCTGCATTACCAGATTTACTTAAAAGAAAAGGAACATATTCATCATTATATATTGTTTTTAGATCTGTTATACCCTTTACATCTAATTATCTTAATGTATATGAAAGATGGCATGATGTGTCAATAACAGAAAATATAAATGATAATTTTGAAGATCATTTATATACTTCTTATCCTGATTATGGATCAGCAACATTAAGTGCCGGAGCTGGTGCTGAATATTATGAATCATTTGGAACATATCCTGATATTGCAAGTAAAGTAATATCACCACATTATAGAACTGAAATAGATTTAAATAATGAATCTTATGGTAATGACTATATTTTTAATGAAGATTTATCAGATCGTCTTGTAGCTGCATGGGAAGAAATAAGACCTGTATGTAAATATGCTCATTATTCATTACTTTTATCACCAATATCAGATTTTACAGGGTCTTTTATAGCTCTTTATGATACTGGAGCTACAGTTGATACTAAATGTTGTAAACCAATAACAATATTGGATGATAAAGTATTATATAGACGAGAAGGTGCTAGTATATCATGGGATGTTATACATAATCTTGATAGTAAAAATGTTGTAGTTCAATTTTTTAGCTTAGATTTAGAACAAATTATACCATCTAATATTGAATATTTAACAATGAATTCAATAAAAGTTACATTTGGATATGCTACATCTGGTCTTGCAGTAATAACTTTACCAGATTATACACATACTCAATCTAGTGGTGCTTCAGCATGGTCTATAACACATTCATTAGCAGATAATTTTCCATTAATACAAATTGAAGATTTAACAGATAGTCATTTCTTTCCATTAAATATAACATCTGATGATGCTAATAATATGACTGTAACATTTATAGAAGATACTACAGGATATGGTATTGTTGCTTCTGGTGAATACACACATACTCAATCATCTGCAAGTACTTTATGGACTGTTGAGCATGATTTAGATGCTTATGCTGTTCAAGTACAGTGTTATAATTCTAGTAATGAATTAATGTATCCAGCTACTGTAACTATAACAACAAATAATATAGTAACATTAACATTTTTTACAGCCGAAGCAGGTCATGCTGTAATAAAAGCTATTAGTAAAAGTGCATTTAGTATGTCTTCTATAACAGAAAATATTAGTTACGCTAAAGTCGGCACATCTGGTAGTAATGCATGGGATGCTATAACTAATAATGACTTAGAATCACCTGTAGGAACATATACATATACAGCGACATTAACTTCAGATGATAATTATTATTATGTTGAATCTAATATAAATACAGCAGAAGATATGGATATAACGGAAATTGGTATATTTGATACTTCTGATGACATAATATTCTATACATTTAATAACTTACTATTTAAAAAATCAACTATTGATCTTAAATTATGGTATAGAATAGAAAGAAAATCTAATTAAACAAGGAGCATATAATGTCAAGAGCACATTATTGGAGTTATTTATTAAATGAAGAAGGACAGCCTGTTGATGCAGCTAATATAACAATATATTTAGCTACTACATCTACTGCTGCTTATGTTTTTAGTGTTGAAAGTGGTGGTATAGCATCAAATACAGCACCACAAACAACAACAAATGATGAAGGATTTTTTGAGTTTTGGATAGGAGCATCTAATGAAATTAATGGATATGATGCTGGTCAAAAATTCAAAATCACATGGTCAAGTCCTGGTACAATAAGTGATGGTGAAATAGATAATATGGAAATATTAACTGTTCCAGGTGAAGTAGATGAAACTGATACAGATACCTTAAAAAATAAATTTGTTAGTAATTTACTAGCAAAAGGATGGTCTGCTAAAACAGATACCCTGACATCAGCTATAGCATCTGCTAGTTGGCAAGTTTCTGGAGGTGATAATTATTATGAATTAACTCATAATCTTAATAATAGCTATCCTTTGGTAATGTTATACAATGATGCTGACAATAAAACTGATACCATAGAAGTTGAAACATTAACAATTAATTCAGTAAGATTATGGAAGACCGATACTCCAACATGTCATGTTACAGTGATAGGATAAGAGGTATAATATGAGATTTTTAAAATATTTATCATACTCAGGACTAGATGAGAATACTAATAAATTTAGAATATTACGAATCAATCTTGTTAATGATAACACATGTTATAAAGACATAATACAAGAGACATGCAAAAAATATGATATAGATTCTAATAAAATATATGGTATATTGAACAGTCTTAATGATGATTTTAAAAATATTTATAAAGGTAAATTTAGATTTGAATTTTGTCTTGAAGAAGGTACTACTATAGATAATATTAAGATAAATAAAAAATATGTTAAGAGATTTAAGATTATGTTATTTGAAGCTAACAATAAATTAGCTAAAATAAAAAAATGTGTAGAAAAGATAATATAATGTTTACAATATTATATAGTATGTTGTATAATCTAACAATACTTTATGAGTAAAGAACATGCAAAATATTATGTAAACAACAAAGACCTCCTCAAAGAAGTTATTGATTTTAAAAAAAAGGGCATTGCTTCAAATGCCCTTGCTTTAATGTTAATCAATATAGCTAAACGATATTCTTCTAAAGGCAGTTTTGCCAGATACACATGGCGGGAAGATATGGTAAGTGAAGCGGTACTGACCTGCATCAAATACTTAAAGAATTTCAATTCTGAAAAATCTGATAATGCTTTTGCATATGTTACTCAGATATGTAAAAATTCTTTTAAAGCTTACATAAAAAAACAAACAAAACATAAAGAAATCAAAGACATATGTTATAAGAACAATGATATTATATTTGAAGATCAAAAAGATTATAATAAAAAAGCGATAAATTACGAATTATTGATAGGTTAATAAAAATGTTAAATGATAAAATGATTTTGTTTAGTGATATACATCTTGGTCTATATCAATCATCTGATATATGGCATACTGTTGTTATAGATCTTATTAATAGTATAATAGATACATGTGAACGTAACAATATAAAAACAATAACATTTCTTGGTGATTGGTTTGACAACAGAAAATCAATCAATGTTAAAACTCTCCAATATTCCAATGAAATAATGGCCCTCCTTAAAGACTATCAAGTTAATATAATAGTAGGTAATCATGATACATTTTATAAAGACAGGATAAAACCATGTAGTGTTTCTATCTATAACAAATGGGATAACATTAACATAATAGATGATGCTTATGCTAATGGCAACATAATTATGTTGCCATGGTCATGTTACAAATCAGATGATATAAAAAAATATAAGAAATTTGATATAGTCATGGCACATCTTGAGCTTAATGGATTCCCGATGTCAAGTAATTATATTTTTAAAGAGCATGATAGATTAAGTGCTAAAGATTTTGAAGACTTTCATATGGTATATAGTGGGCATTTTCATATACCATCAGTCAAAAAAAATATAACGTATATTGGAGCACCATTCCAACAAACATTTAATGATATTAATGGCATCAGAGGGTACTATATATATGACAATGGTGAAACAGAATTTATAGAGTTTACTAAATACCCAAAGTTTGTTAAAATATATAGTGATGATATCATTGAATCTGATATTAAAGACAATATTGTTAATTTTGTATTTACTAAAGACTATGGTAAAACAGATAACAATAATATGATAGAAAAAATACAGTCTTTTGGTCCATTACAATTTAATGCTGATTTTAGTAATGTTACTGAAAAGGTTGATATAAAAGATGATGAATCTGATATGACAGTAAAAGACAATAAAGAGATTTTATTTGATACAATAAAAAATGTGGATGTTCCTGATCATATTAAAGTAAACACTCTTAAAAAAATAATTGATCATTTAATGGATGAAATGATGTATGGAAAATAATGAAAATTTAACAGATGAAGATTATTATTTAGATAATCCTGACGGTACATTTGTTAATTCACCAAATCGTGAATTAAATGATGATGATTTAAAAACCATGCTTTCTGAATTAACAAATGTTAATATTGCTGACTATGGCATAACAGAAAATCCGTCATGTATTACTTATACTTATACTG